TCTGTTGCGCTTTATTAATGTCAAATAGGTCCTCCAATTTTTCATCTTTATCACTCACCATAGATAATATCTTCTCATTTCTTGATTCACTCAATGGTGCTGCTTCACCACCCGGAGGTGCTGCTTCAGCTCCAAGGGCGGCTCCTCCACCACCCATATCCATTCCCGGAACAGCTCCCGCTTCAGCTCCACCTGCTGCACCTGCGGCTTCCAATTTCTCTCTTTCTTCTTCAGGAATACCATACTTAGCATCTACCTCATCAAATACACCCGAACGTTTAATGATTGTTGCAGTTGCAGCTAATTCACCACCAATAGCTCTTTCAAGTCTTTGTTGTTGTAAATCAAGTATAACTTCATTATCACTAAATCCGAGAATATTCTTCTTAGCCCAAGTATGTGAAACAGGTAAGATACCAAGCTGTGATTGGTCAGATGTGGCATCTTTATAAAGAGTAATCTTTTCTTTCCATTGTTCAATCTTAAGTAAATCAGACTGAGATGATGGGTTAGTTAGTGATAAACTAAAATTATGTAATTCGTCCTCTAAACCTAAAAGATATAAATGAATTAATGCAATTTTATTTAATTCTTGAATTAATGATTTCTGTATTCTATTAATGGTTCTTGCAAAACGAATATCCATTAACGCTAAATTCTTACCATCACCAACAACCTCTTCAAATCCTAAAAACGCTTTTGGGATACGAAGTGCTGCTAACATCTTTTTTTGGATGTATTCAATATCGGCAATTTCACCTAAATTGGCTGCTCCCGCTAATGTTTCGATTGGGTTAGTTTGAGCAGGGTCACGAACAGGTATGAAATAATCTTGGTCTACAGCCATTTGATTATATCTCATATCCACTTGACCATTTTTTTGGTCAACCACAGTGTCCCTTTTAAATTTATTTGCTACACGTTGTACGTATGGTTCAATATCTTTATCGTCCATATTACCAACGAACACTTTAAATACACGTCTTTCAGGTGCTCTTGATGTTCTATAAATTAACATCGCATCTTCCGCAAGTAAAAGTTGTTTCCAAATTCTTCTAATCTTATCTAACATAGAAGTACCATATGGTAACTTTCTATCATCACCTAAAATTCTAAAGTGAGCTATTTCCCAAGCTTGGAATTCCATATCTTTGTTCTTCCAACTAAATCTTAACTCTCTTGTTGGTAATTTACTATCTTGAGGGACAGGAGCTAAATTTTTTCCAGAAGCACTCGAACCTTCAATTCTATCAATTTCAATGTTCGGTAATTGTTGACATCCAACGACTCCTTTTTCAGGGTCTACTTTTAGATAAACAAAATCATCACCATACTTACACATACCTCTTGCCCACATTTGTAGGTTGGTGTTTATGTCTAATTTTTCTTTAAATAAATCCTCTAAAATTGCTTTGATTCTTTTTGATTCAGAATATACGGTAAGTATCTCACCCTTTTCTGACATTGTTGTAGACTCTTCAGCATAAATGTCTAAAGCCGCAGATATTTCCGGAGTAAACTCCATTGATTCATAATCATAATATGCTGACAACCTATTAGGTTCATAATAAACAGACTGTTGATATAATGATTGGTCAAGTTTAGTCCATTTATCTGCAATGTAGGTCGATTGTTGAGCCTGCAACAACGCCTTTTCGTACTCTTCTTTACTATCAGTTTTTAGTAATTCATCTTTTGAAAACGTAAAGGAAGGTGGTTCTTCTTTTGTTTTACCCTGAAAACCAAATACTTTAGTAAGTTTTTGAAATATTGTTAAATTATTCTCGGCCATATCTATAAATACTATTTCTATTTAATCTACACTTAATTATTGGAAAAATAAAGAGGTTACTTACGTTTACCGAATAACCAACTGTATTCATTGTATGAATTTTTACTTGGTGTACTCTGTTGTGAACTGCCTCCGAACGACATAGAACCCACCGGGTCAAAAGTAGTTCCATATGAATAAAACGACTTATTTGCTTCATATGTCCTTTCAGATAACACCCAAGAATCTAACATTGCCTTGTTTTGTGCGTCAGTTCTTTGTAATTGATTGAAACATATATCACCAGCATATAATGCCATAGACATACTCATAATTGCATCATCGTGAGCACCTTTCATATGGTCAGGTCTACCATTCATATAAACGAAAGTATTAAGTTCGTTTAGTAGTCTTGATGACCTTACCATAAATCCTTTCCTTAATTGTTCCTCGAAAGCCGCTACAATTTGTGTTCTTTTATTGTTGAAGTTTAAACCGGGTATCTTATCCATTGCTTTCTTATTATACTCCCATATGTTTTGAGTATTAATACCATCAATGTAAAGATTTTTATAATTCAATTCCTGTAATTTTCTTGATGTTGCAACCCCCATACCTCCTGTAATATCCACCACAATGAATGCATTATACAACACACCCCATTTATAGGCAATTGCAGCTAAATCATCCGGAGGTATTTTACCAATATATTCTGCAACTTGTTCTCTTTCATCAAAATCAATAATATTGATGGAGGAGAAATCCTCACTATCCCCTCTACTCACATCCACACCCATAATGTAACGATGGTCTTGTACAGGTTCTTTCCAATACCAAAAAGTTCCTTGCATATACTTCTCAAATGGAACTCTAATCATATTCTTGGCGATATTCTCTTGAATGTCACCAGGAATTACACCATCTCCTGAACCTAAGAAGTCACACTCCAATTCCTGTGCAATCTTACGTCTATCATATTTGAATTTTTTAGACATAGATTCAAACCAAGATGAAAATGGTTTATAACCATCTTCTTCTATTTTTCGGTAGTTACTCATATCGAATTCACGAAGTACTACCTCATCATCATTGTATTGTTCTCTATTCAACATATAATGACATATGTCATTACATTTTACCCATACTAAGTCCTTTGTATAACGAGGGTCTTTAAACCATCTTAAATCGGTTATATGGAAGTCGTTTAATCCACGTAATGATTGGTCATAAACACCATAATATATTGGGTCATATCCATTTGGGGTTGAGATTAGAATAATCTTACCACCCGTAGATAATGACGCCATAGATGCTGCCCAAAAGTCTTCACCTGCTTCAATGTATGCGGCTTCGTCAAATACAAGTACTGTTGGTGTATAACCACGTAACGCATCCGCGGATGTTGCTACGGCTTTTACCTCACATCCGTTATTTAATCTAAATCTACTTTCAGAGTTTTTATCAGGTGAGAAACCAACATTTAACCATTCAGGCCATTGTTCTAAAAAGTTACGAACTTTGTTCGCCATCTCAATTGCAGTATCTCTTTTGTTTGCAATGATTAGGACTCTTTCAGGATTCTCTGGTTTTGCTAATTGTAATTTTTTAGATAACCAAGCGGCAGTTACAGTTGTTACCCCCGCTTGACGATATTTTTTTGTGATGTTTTCGTTGTAATCTTCATAATCCTGAATCAATTGTAATTGGTCAGGAAACAGGTCCATAGGGACGTATTTTTTTTGAGTATTATCATACGTTTGCAAATAAGTTCTTAAAGCGTATGGTGTGTCTTTAATAATTCTTGCATATTCTTTTAATTGTTCAATTTTAGCACTCATATATATAAATACAAAAAAAGTGGTCAAATTTGACCACTTTAACTTTATTGTAGTGAGATATTCAATCCTGCCAATAAGTCTCGTATTTCATCATTACTTACTTGGGGTGATATTTCGTCCATTACTCTTTTAAATTCTGATGTGGATTTTGTTACTTCTTCACTATCTACTTTTCTTGTTAAATCATAGTACATTGCTCCGATTAACGTTTTACCATTTTCAGATTTACCAATAACCTCTTTCATTAAAACTAAAAAATCTCTTACCGGTAAATTTGCAACATTTGAATAAATGTACGCTTGTAATTTTCTTTTGTCCTCTTCGTTTTTAATTGATTCAGGATATAAATCATAAAGTCTTCTCCAAATTGCAGGACCTAATCTAATGTCCCAAATTTCATACAACACTTTATCTTCTAAATCCATTGCTTTTTGTACTAATTCAGGATTTTCAGGGTTTCTTTGTTTTGAAAGAAACTCCATAACACCCTTAATAGCTTCGTGAATTAAGAAAGGAAATATAACCGCTCTAACCACCACTGTCGGTGGATTTGTTGATGTGTCAATATATGTTTTACCTGCACCCGCAGCCTCATTAAGTTGACCATTTCCAATAACCGCCATTTCCAATAATTCTTCAGGAAATTGCCAATACCCTAACATCATTGTAGCAATGAATACAGAATATTTGTCAGCTAAATCTCTAACTCCTGTAATTGCTTGTATTTCGGGTATTACCTTTCTAAAAATCCAAGTAGAATCGACAGCAGCCCCTTGAGTCATTGCATTGAGTAATCTTCTCTTTGCTCTTTCCATATCAAGTAACTCATCAACCAATTCTTCTTCTTGTTTTTGAACCTGAGATGGTTCAGGGTCTTGATTAACTTGTATCTTCTCGGACTCTAATTTAATATCAAATTGTAATCTGTTTGCAGGAATTTTAAAGTGTTCTCTAACTAATCTTTCACACAATTGTTCTAATTCTGTTTCTTTTTGAGATTCTGCTCTTTTAATTTCACTTAAAATTCTCGAGGCTTGTATTGATAACTGATAATATTTGCTTTGACTTTGAAAACCCGTACCAATATTTCTTTCACCAGTAAAAGCATTAAGTCTACCTAACGCCATCTCATACTCTTCACTAGCTAATAATTCTTCGTAGTTTGTGAAACCACCATCATTATCAGGATTTGGGAATTCGACTTTTTTGAATGGAGTTGCTCGATTCGATAGTTTTGCCTGAACACTTGGGTCGGGTCTACTATTATCAGCGAAATTCATCGCCTCTTTAAATTCTTTTTTAGCCATTATTAAGTACTTTTTTAATTTTTCTCATAATCGACTCGGAAAGAGAGTTAAAATCTTTTTTCTCGTTGATTGATTGTAAAATTTCTTTAAATTTAAAAAATTCAGGCATTCCTTTTTCTCCTTGGAATTTAGGTCTTGGGTCAGGTCCGACACCAGGGTTGTCCCAAGGGTCCACATACGGGTCCGTATCAGGATTTACTGAAGGTGAGTCAACATCTGGCTCAACATCAATATCTGGTTCTACATCAACATCAGGGTCAGCCACTAATGGACCAGGACCCTCATTTAATTTTTGTTTTACTAATTCCATAATTTCATCTTTTGTTGTTAATGGATGATAATTATTTTCTATCAAAGTTTCAACCCATTCCTTGATTTCTTTTTTGTCCAAATCTTCTAATTTCTTCAAATTTAAAGATTTTTTTTCAGTTTTTTTCTTTTTTGGGTCTTCTTTATCTTTCTTTTTTGGGTCTTCTTTATCTTTCTTTTCCCCCTTCAATTTTTTTGAATCCATAAACTCAGGAATACCATTGTGTCCTTTAGTTACTTTAGGACCAACACCACTACCCTCAACAACTTCTTTATCAGATACTTTAACATCTACACCTTGTTTAGCTAATTCAACAGCTGCGGCCATATTTTTAGGGCCAACAGTAATAGAAGGTTTAGGTGCTTCTCCTAAAACTCTTTCAGAGAGCATCGATATTTGTTTATCACTCATATTAACCAAGGTATTTTTATTAAATCCTTCTTTGATTAATCTTTGAACAATTTCGTTACGTTTCATTCTAAATTTAATTTAATTTCTTCATTTATTAATTGAAGTTCTTTTCCTCTTAATTTTTTTGTTACACTTTCAATGTTTTCACCGAAATGAAAAGAAACCCTGATAGGTCTTTCTTCTGCGTGTATATCAAAAGGTTCCCACCCTAAAGCAATAATTCCATCTACAGCATCAATCATTCCAAAATAATCTGAATTTTGAACTAAATCTAATTTTAAATCTGAGTTTTTTAAAACCCCTACTAAATCGACAAATTCTAATTCAGGTGGAATTGCTCTGCCTGAAGATGGAATTATAAACCATTCATCCATTAATACATCAACATTCTCGCCGAATATAAATTCGTATTGTTGCTGACCTTTATAGTCTTTTCCGAGTTCATTGATATATAATAGATACATTCTTATTCAAAGTGTTTTCTTAATGTTTCTTTTACACTATTGTTGATGATATCAGTTAATTCATTAATATCAATTTCTTTTGACATTGAATCACTTGACTTCTCACCCTCATCTGATGACTCTTCATCATCCATATAAAATTCAGAGTTTTTTATATCACTATTAATATCGTCAATTTCATCTGAATACATATCTTCTAAATCACCAACTTCTTTTAAATCAAAGTGGAATGTATCCCCATAACCACTATCACCAAACAAATCTTCATCGTCATCGTCACCAAAATCGGAATCAAAAGATGCTTGTCTGTAATACAAATCTTCCTCACCACCTGGCTCAACGTGAAATTTATTTTTTCTTGTTTTTTCTTTTTCTATTTCCATTGGAGGTAAGTCAGTGTCCATTTCTTTTTCAGGACTAGACATCATCATATCATCATCTTCTTCGAATTCCATATTAACTAAATTCTCCAAAGCGTCGATACCGTCAACCTCACCTAATTCAGCATCTGGTTGTGGTTCTTCTGCAGGTATTTCTTCACCTCCCATTTCACCACCCATTTCATCATCTAAACCATCTTCTCCGGCGAAATCTTCTTCGTCTTCGAATTTACCTAAGATTTCTTCTTTGTCTTCTAAATCTAGTTTATCTAAATTAACTGCCGATAATACTGAATTGATAATATATTTGATATCATCACTTTCCATATCATCTTGGATATCTCTTAATTTTTGACCTAATTTTCCGGTTAACTTTTGAACAACCTTTAATTTGTCTTCACCTGATTCAGGAGCTGCTCCTGATTCATCACCCATTTCTGTATCATCAGATGGTGGTAACGCTAACGGCATTTCCGCCGCTGCGTCAGCTGGCATTTCAGGTGCAGATGCATCCATCGGTGGCATTTCGTCCATCGGAGCTGCTTCAGGTGCTGGTGCCGCTTCAGGTGCGGGTGCAGGAACGGCTTCAGGAGCCGGTGCAGGAACCGCA